CGATGTGTAATCAGGTACCGTTACTTGCTTGTCCCCAATCTTCAACGTGGTCACAGCCAAGTCATCAATGTGGCATTCTTAATGGCCGCATTCCCAATATACGCATTGGTGATCGCCGCGCCATCCATGAAGTTGTTAATGTTCCCGCTGTTGATCTTCGAGAGCTTGCTGACCAGATCGTTTGAGTTGATGATCGAGCCATCCGGGAAGGTGACGTTGTGCCCCAGCTTGACGGCGTTCTGTGTAGCCAGTGCACCCAGGCCAGTTACCTCGCCCGATGTCACCGAATTCTTTGTGGCCAGTTGCCCAAGCCCATTGATGTACGAAACGCCAAGATTGACACCTGACCCCAGGATCACATTGCCAGACTGATCCCGGATGGTCAGCCCGTTCGTGTTGATCTTGGAAGCCGCCAGCCCGCCATCGACAATCATGTCGCCATTGATCACCACGCCAGTCGCAGACCAACTTCCACCATTCCAGTATTTCGTCACGCTGCTGGTGCCTTGGGTGATCGTGATGGCATCACCTATCACTAGGTGACCATTATTCGGCGCCGACGGCCCCCGACCCAAGGCGGAATAAATGGCGTTGCGCGCCAGCGCATCACTCCAGGCGCTGCCAGAGATACCGATGTTGAGCGAGCCGCGCAGCCCATCGCGCAGCGTGCTGCCACCGGCGTCCACCCGCATCGTACCCTTGATGTAAACATCTGAGTTCATGTAAATGCCATTGGCGTCGATACCAAACGGGATGCGCTTGACATCTGCCCCGCCCACATTTCCAGGGAACACCACCGCGAACTTGTCGGCCTCAACAATAAATTCAGAGTAAGCAGGCTTGGTAGGGTCGGCGGGAGAAATGGCTGATAACCCAAACCCTCCAAAAACGCCACCCGCTTGGACTTTCACTGTGTACTCTGCACTCAGCCCCGTCACATTGGAAGCGATGGTGCGCATCTTCTGCTCAATGGTGGCCACTCCCGGCCCACCTCCGTTGAAGTTGTCCAGCCGTGCCTGCACCTGCGTGACTTTGCCAGCCGTGGCCAAGTTCGCACTGGCCGAGGCGTAGGTGGTTTCCCGCACACCGGCCGACACCCCAGCAATGGCGGCCGTCACTTCGGTGATGGTGTAGGCAAGCGACTGCGTTTCTGTCTGGATTTTCTTTTCCAGGCGCACGATGTCGGCGCCGCGCCTGGCCGCTTCTTCGGCGATGTTCACCAGCAGCAGTTTTCGCACCTCCTCGGGCACATCGTCAAAGCGGCTTTGGTCGTCCAGTCGCTTCATCAGGTTTTTGTAAAGCGGGCTCTCGAAGATGCTTTTGGCAAAGGCATCAATCGCCACAGAACCCGTCATCCCGCCACCCAGATTCAGAATCAGTTCGCCCGCATTAGCATTCGCGCTTTTATCGGATCGCAGCGCCTCCAGCCCCCTGGTGGCAGCAAGCAGCTCACGTTGGGTCACACCGCGCTCAGCCGGATTGCCACGGGCGCCAGCGCGCACCTCAAGGTGCTCAGCGACGGCCTGCGCCCAGCGCTGCAAGGCAGGGTCTGTGCTTTTAAGAGCAGGCAGGCCGGGAAGTTTGGCGGGGCCGGTATCACTCATGTTCGTTGCAGCTCCACGGTATGGCCAGCCAGCGTCAATCGCGTGATGCGGGCAGTGGATTCAATCTCGATTTCATGCTCCAGCCAACGGCCGGGCGGAAGGCGTACCGGGGTGATGCCTGTCACCGTCGCGGTGTAGCGCAACTGGTCGTCACCGTACCAATGCACCGTGGCGGGATTGGCGGGCGACTGGTCACCATCCACCTGCAGCCAGGCCAGCGGGGCTTGCGCGGGCAGGACCACCTTGCCGGACTTCCATTTTCCCGTGCGCCGACCGGTACTGAATGCGCGCTTGATCTGTGTCCCACTGACATAAAACACCGCGTCTGTCAGGCTGTCCGTGAAAACCGCGCTGGCGCTGATGTCTACCCGCGTGAGCTTCTTGGCCACCGTATCGAGCGCCAGGCAACCGCCGGTCATGCCGCCATAGGTGCCACTGAACCAGAAGTAGTAGATGCCCTCATGTGCCGCCGCCATGATGCTCGAAGGAACCAGGGCTTGCCAATCCTCCCGGGCGAACAGGGCCGAGGTGATGACCTGCACGCCGTTGCCACTGGCAAAGCAAATGCCATCGGGGGAGGCATACAACACGCCACCCTCCATGCTCACAATCGAGCGCGCACTCAGGCAGGCCTGCGCATCGTCCAACACTTGCTCCGACATCGAGGCCGAGTCCGATCCGCTGATGATCGACGGGTTGGCCGCCGTGCCGACAAACAACGACTGACCAAACACCCCCAGGCCCACAATCGGGTACTTGAGCGGGATCTGGTATTCGGCCGGCCAGGCATAGGGGTGATACGGGTCACAGAACGCCACGAAGTTATCAATGAACCCAGCCATCACGCCATTGGGCATGCCCACCAGGCCGCGCAGGTATGGGTCGTTGCCTTTGGCGGGGATGGGCTGCAAGGCGCTGCCCGACTGCATCCGGTACGGTGGCTCCAGCCAGGTCAGTGTCGGGCACACCTCTTTCAGCTCAGCGCCTTTTTTGCTGTCCGAGTAAGTGGGCAACGCCATGCGGAAATAGTCGAACCCGCCATCAGCCAAAACCACCTTCACCGGGTCCGAGTCAGTCACAGCCAATGGCGGATCAATGTCGCTGCTGGCATTGGCACTGCGGTAGATGCGCCAGCCCACCAGATTGCGCCCGGACGGGAATGGGGCAATGCCCACGGTCACGCTTGAATACTGATCCACGTCCAACAACTCGGTCGGTGGTGATGGTGCGGACTCTTCGCCCCAGTCGTTGACGTAGGTTACGATATAAAAACGTGATTCAATCAACCTGTCAGCATCCACTTTAATTAAGCCATCGGAATTGTTATCAGACCGGATGGTGCCGCGCCTGTTCACAAAGTCCTTAACCCAATCTAGTAATGTATTGTGCCGCTTGATGTAGATGTCTTCAATCTCCGTGGCCAGCTTAGCTGCTGCAGCCTTGGCAGAAGCGATGGCCGCGATTTTTCCAACAACCTCGTTGTCGATCTTGGCTTGGCTATCGGCGTAATCTTTGGCTGCCTTGTTGTACACCACCATGGCAGCATCGTAAGCCAACCACTCCGCATTTCTGGTCGTCATTAGTTGCCTCCATAATCGTAATCGTATTCGGGAACGGTCGGCTTCACTGGCGCAACCGGCGCGGTCACGCTGGTTGGTGGCGACAACACAAAGTCAATCGCTGAATTGATGGCCTTCACCTGCGCATCAAGCGCCGTTCGCAGTGTCTTGATGCTGGCATCATTGGGATCAAAGTACGCTTCCAGCTCCGTCACAATGTCCACTATTTGTGGTTCGGTGAACAACTGCGAGCCGTCGCGCGGGTTCTCGATCAGCCGGATGGCCGTGGATAACGTCGCCGTTGCCGCCACCTTGCCCCAGTACGGCAAGCACAGCACAGGGATGGAGAGCGTCGATCCTGTAAGTTGCGGGCCAATGGTCGGATCATTCAGGCCTGCTGCTTTGGCCGTGTCCAGCGGAAGCACCCGTTCTGCCAGCCAGGGACTGGCCGCATTCTGGGTCATGCCGTACATCGAATAGGCACCCGCCACCGGCAGACCCCCACTCACGCGCGAGCTGATCTGGTTGCCAGCAAGGGTAGTCACCGGCAAACTGGCCAAAAAGGCCTCATGCAGAGCCGGGACCAGCGTTCCATCGGCCCATGCGGTCGCCTCGGTCGAGGTGAAGGACTCGCCCTCCACCAGGACGGCAGTCGCATAGAAAGGCGACGGAACACCCATCAGCCTGTCGGCGCCAAGGGCATCAATCGCGCGCGGCTTTTGTGTGCCATCGTTGAAGGTCACGTAGGTGCGTTCAGTGCCGTCATCGTTGATCTGCCCCTTGACATAGCTCTTGTCGGCTGTTTCTGCAATCCATCCGGCCGTATCGAGCGTGCGCACAACCCCGGTTGAGTCCTTGGACAGGCGGTACAGCGTCTTGGCGCCAGCCTGGGCCGATCCCACCACGCTATCAGACTGCAAAGGCCGAAACTCAGTGGCCGTTGCCAGCAAGTTGCTGTTGATCTGGGCAGTTCCAGCTGGCAAGGCGCGTGCTGAAACTCTAGGAATCTCACCGCCAAAATTTGTGACGTCAATGAAGCTCATTTTGAGCGAGCCCTTTTAAAACCACACTTTTGATGTGCGAATGGTGGACCTTGCAAACCCGGTTAACGCGTCAGCTTTGGCATCTGCAATAGCCCCATCCCATAGCATTTTTGCAACGCCTGCACCATCCGGGTCGTGATAATCCTTGCCCTTGGAAAGCAGGATTCTGGATAACGCACCATGCCCAATGGCTTCCATGTACTGGCCCATGGCGTCAGGGACGGCTGTTGCGCTGATGGTTGGCATGACGGCCGCGTAAGTCACAACAGAAAGGCCAGCCTGTTGCGCTGGTCGCAATTCAAACCCACTGAGAGTGCCATAGGCGTATGGGCTTGCATTGCCCGCGTTGTCAAGGTGCTTTCCGTGGGCTGGATCAACAACAGAGATGTCATTGCCCGAGAGTTTTAGACTTAGCAGCTTGCAAACTTGCTGGCCCTCTTCAACCTCGTACTCATAACTTGTGGCCAGTGCCTCGGTTGGAATGGGCTCTTGATATTCCCGCCAGATCAACGCCTTGCGACATAACTCAATGATGGCTAACCGCGTATTGAAGATGGCCAGAATGTCGGGGCAGCCCTTGGCGCGCGGCAAGATAAGTGGCAAAAAATCATTGAGCGTCATGATGCTGCGCCAATTGGCTCAGGCGCAAACGGCAAGCGCTGCAAGTTGGGGTTGTTGCCTGTGAGTGCCGTCACCTTGGCATTAAGCGAGCCTGCAAATAAGCTTGTGTAGTTGGCGGCAGCCGGGCCATTGTTTGCGAACTGTGCGTCTTTCATGAAGGCGCGCGCGCAGGTATAGTTCACCAGGTCGTCGATATGCTCGTCAGCAACACCAATCTTTGTTGTGCTAGAGCCATCAATCAGATAGAGCTCTGCGCCAACTGTGCCTGTGTTGGGGATGGCAATAGGTTGTGCGGTGTAGGCTACCTCTGCCCACATTACAAGCGAAGCTGGCACACCGGGCGTCACATAAAAGTATCTTGGCATGCGTGGGTCATACATGTAACCGGCCACTGATTTTCCGGTTACGGTATGCCAATTTGGACTTTGTGTGTCCATTACTTCGCGGCCATCTGTAAACAGGCGAATGCTGTTGCCTGGTGTTGCGCCATCTGCGCCCATGTTGCGAATCACATCCAGCACTTGCGTACCAAGAATAGACGCTGCAGGCACCGAGCCATCGCCGGGCTTGCAGTTGGCCGCTTGAATGGTTTCAATGCTTTGGCGCGTGCCTGGAGACAGCTTGATCGCATCAATGCGCGAGCAGGCGGCAGGCAGGAATTTTGTGATGGCCAAGTGGGCGTCGTTGAGCCAGTTGACGATTTCCTTTTCTGGCCAGCGAGTGAACTGAGGGCTCACATCCTGCAACAGTGAGCTTATTCGCCAGATGGCGTCTTTGACCAGAATTGTGCCTGCCATGGCTTAACCCTCGGAGTTCAGAAATTCAACGATCTTGTCGCGAATGGTGTCGCCTTTTGCTTTGGAGTGAACCTTGATGCCGTTGGCCTCAGCGAAGGCGTGTAATTCAGCGTCTGACAACGGGCGCAAATCAAGCACCGTGTCGGCTTCTTCATCGCGCAAAATGTAGGGCGATTCACCTTCTGCGGGTGGCACTTGTTCCACTTTGCGTTGATCTATTGGAACTTGTTCCACCAGAATGGGGGCCATTGGCGCATCCACTTGCTCACCGTAGAGGCGAAAGCCGGTCGGAGTTTGCAGCAGCCGGTCAACCACGCCCTGCTCGGCAACATCACACACCACATCACCCTTTTCATTGGGCTCAAACACCAGCTTTACATCTGGGAACTGGTGCACATAGGTCTTTGTGCGTTTGTAGGCTTGAACGAATAACATGCAAATCTCCTTGTGTCTCAAAAAAGGGGTGATCTTGACGACCACCCCGAAAACTCACCTACGGAGAATCAGCCCTGCAACAGCATCAGCAGTTGGCCGACCTTGCCGGAGCCCGCATAAGTTGCTGCAGCCGTGGTGCACTTCAGCACGATTTCACGGTCGCCGGACAGGGTTGACGTCGCCTTCACTTGGCCTTGTGCTGCAACACTGGATGCGTTGCGCACGATGGCCGTGCTTTGGCCTGCCGTCAATGCAGAGCCCCACACCTCAGTGCCGATGTCAGTAGAGACGGGCACAGCCAATGTGGCGTTGGACACGCCAAGGGACCATGCAATCGCAGCGGCACCGGTGTCAATGTCCGGAAACACCAGCGCCCAATCCAGGCACTTGTAGCCATCAGGCAGGGTGCACAACTGGATCAGGTCATTGGCCGCATAGGCAGCTGAGGAAAACTCCACATCCACAGCCGTCCACTCGGGATAGGCTTCAGTCGGGAGGACAAGGGGCTTCACATTGTTGAAGCATTTGGTTTGGGTCTTAGCCATGATGAATTCCTTTGGGAGTTTGGAGGGTTAGGCAGACAGCCCCGAAGGGCCATCTGGTCTATCAGGCCACGTCGGCGCAGTAGGTGTCCAAGGCGATCACGCCGAAGTCACGGGTCACAGCGCCGTCTTTGCTCTTGTACGTGGATTTCTTCACGCCCATGATGCAATGTGTGCCGATTTCGACTTGATCCTCGTGGTCAGTCATCACTTCGGTCCAGCGGTAGCGAGTGCCCATACCGCCGCTTGAGCCGTAGGCCAGTTCACCGGCTTGTGAGCCAAGGAACAGCGCGCGGGCGCCCTTGACAGCGCCGCCGCCCCAGGTGTTGAAACGCATCACGTTGCGGTGCTTGTGGATCACGCAATCGGCGTACATGCCGCCACTGCTCTTGAACAGCAAGGCATTGGAGCCGGAAGTAGCCGCAGCATCCGTCTGGATGTCCAACCACTGGCCGGTGGAGGCATTGGCCTTCATCGCGTCGTACTGGAAGGTGTGGCACAGAACCACATAACACTTCTTGCCATCCACGTTCACCGGGACCATGCTCAACTCGTTGGAGCCGTCGCCGCCCATGGTTTCCGCCTTGGCCACCGCCCGGTCAATCAGGCGCAGGTCAAAGCCGTCATCAGTGCCAATGTCGCCTTGTGCCGTTGCGTTGCCGCCGAACATCTGGTGCATGGCATCAGGCGCGGTGATAGCGTTCACGTTGAACATGGCGTTCGTGGCGGTCCACAGGTAGCCAGTGCCGCCGTAGTTGCCAAATCCACCCGACAGGTAGATGAAGTGCAACTCGTCCTGCAGGCGCGCCCACCAGTCTTTCATGACGATCTTGGCATCTTCACGCAGGTTGCGCAGAGTTGCCTTGCTGGTCACGCGGTCACCCGCACCCACAGCACCACGCACCTGATCGATGCGAAGCTTGTCGGTGAAATACTTCAGCGGTGCGCCACGGCCTTCGAGCTTGGCTTGCACCACGGGCTCCATGGACATGGGCATCAAGAGGTCAACCGTGACTTCAAGGCCAGCGTCTTTTTCCAAGTCAGTGATGACCTGAATTGGCGTGCGAGCGCGTTTGCTCTCGGATGCCATGGAAGACGAAAAGTACGACTCGCGGTTGATGGCAACAGCGAGGTCAGTACCCCATTTCTTTACTTCTTGCGGGTCATTGACCCCGAACTTGGTTTGCATATAGTGCTCCTGGTTAGATTTCCACAGGGCTGCACTACTGCGCGGCCAATTGACGAAATTAAGGCTTTCGTTACGCCTTTACCCTCATCACCTCACGCCCAACTTCGCAAAATTCGCCATGGCTGGCGTCATGCGATGCACGGTGGTCGGCTTGGTGAAGTCCAATCGAATCCGAGCGCGTTGCCCGGATTTCTCTTCAATTCGCAATTTGATGCCATCACCGATGGCGATTGACTCGCCAGGGCGGATTTCACCAAACCACGTATTCTTTTCGGTCACTCTGCCATCCATCGGTCACGTTGATCGTTTGACAATGCTGCGTGCGCCTTCTCCAGTGCAAGGCCTTCAAGATTGCGCATGTGTGCAAACTCGTCGGCATTGACTGAACCAGTTGCTGCAACAGGTACGCTACGAAGTGTCGGGGGAATTTCAGCCGGGTCAACTCCATTGCGGGCAGTGGGTGCCACTTTTTTTGCAGCAGGCACAAAGCCCAAGTCGTCCTTGGTCAGCCGGTGCGCCTCGGCCAGAAACCACGGGGCATCCCGGTTCTCGTTCTTCGGGTCCGCACCCAAGGCTTTCAGATTGGTGTTGTACGCAGCCAGCAGGGCAGGCTTGGCTTTGTAGTCCAGTCCTTCGGCCTTGAATGCGTTGAATGCCTGCGCTTCGGACTTACTCCACTCGGCGCGTGCGCTCTGCTCTGCCGCTTGGGTGTTGGCCTGCTCAAAGATGCTGGCAGTCAGCGCCTTGGTCTTGAGCTCGTCTTTGGCCACTTCAGTGCGGTCTCGGATTTCTTGGTACGCATCAGCTTCGATCTCACCGGCCATCAGTTGCTTGAAGGCGGTGCGCTCTTCCGTGGTGAGTGCTGCAATCTGCTCTTTGGCATCGGCCGGCACCTCGGCGCTGTACTGCGGCACAAAGGTTTCGCGTGGCACTTGTTCCACTTCAACCTTGGGAGCAGCAGCGGCAGCGGCCTCTTGTTCGGCGGCTGCAGCGGCATGTGGATCACTGGCACTTGTTCCACTGTCATCGGCTGGCACATCCAGCAAAGCGGCAATTTCGGACTTGGCAAGCATGCTCAGGTCCTGCTCGGTGTAGCCCTGTGCGTTGAGGGTGGCGAGGTCGGTTTCGTTGATGTCGAGTGTCATGGTGGGTTCTCTCTTGGTGGTGATTAATTAAGGTCTGCGTTCAGTGTCATCGTGTCGATGCCATTCCCGGTGCTTGAATCAAGCGCCATTGCGACTTCAACTGCTTCTGGTGCTGTTTTGCCAAGGTGCATTGCAGCCATTGCGTAATCGCGGCCTGAACCGATGGCATAGAAGGGTGATTCGATCTTGAATGGGATTGGCCCACGCTCGAATTTCAGAATGGTCTTGTCTGGCTGGATTACGAGAAGCCCAACGAAGTCAGAGTTATCACGCTGAAACGGTGGAAGCTTCTCCGGGTTTGCCCCTGCTGCAAACCACGCCACAGTCTCCTGAATGCGGTCGAAGTCTCCGGCGGCGGCAACCAAACACCCGCGCGCACGAAACAGCTTGGTAACGACAAATATCATTCCGCTGTTCACTGCGCGCTTGTCTGCGGCCAGTGTGTGGCCGTCCCATGCGATGGTGGTCACTCGATAACCATCCAGTCTTCAGCCAACACGTCGGTCTGACTGGCAAGCCATGGAACAAACTTTTCATCGGCTGTCTTCATGCCGATCCACGGCAGCGCGTTCAGGGCGGCATACTCAAAGGCGATCTTGTCTGCCAAATCAGCAGGAACTAGCTTGAGCCACATACCCTTGCCATTCCATCCTGAACGTGCAACACGCTTTCCCAACTTAAGCATGTGCAGCGCGTCACCAAATGTCAGCGCCTGCACAGGGCCTTCAATGTCGCGGTAGGCGGCTTCAAACTGAGCCTTGGGACTCCAGCTTGTGTAGCCAT